TTTATTTAGAATTCGTGTATTCGCCATTTTTTCAAGCCTAGCCTTTTTTTTGACCGGGTCTTTCCAGTAATCCCTAATATGATCCATGCTGCACAATCCTTAAATATTAGGGGCGACCCGTGAGAGCCGCCCCGTTTCTCCTTACTTCTTCTTCCAGGGTGGCGTTGCAGCCGCCGCAGGTGCCGCAGCCGGTGCACCGCCTTCGCACGGCTCATATCCAGCAATCTCGTTCGATGCCTGATAGTTGCCCTCTGCGGGCTTGACCTTCACCGTGATCATCATCGGCTTGTCGTGGAGGTCCGAACTCTCGTTCGGCATCATCACACCAACCGAGCGGCAGATGGCCGAAAGCGTCCTCTGGGCAATCTCTTCCGCCGTCTTGTTCGGGTTGTTGAGGTTCAGCCGGTCCATCAGGCTTACGCCTTGATGCGGCCCTTCAATGATCTGGCAGGTCAGCACCAGCATCGAGCCGGTCTGTGCCTTGGTGGGGCGCTCTTCCGACTTCGTGATCACGGCCTTGTACTTACCAGCCGGGATCGTTTCGCGCGGCGCACTCGGCTCCACGACATTCGCATCGAATCCATTCAGTCTCATTCTCTTCTCCTATTTGGCTACAAAAGGTTCAAAAGGGTTGCCGCTTTCGAAGGTGAACGGCAGCGGCTGGGTGATGTTGAAACGGTTCTTGGTCACGCTCGAGGCTTGCGGGAAGCAGATGATCTCCCGGTCGCCTGTCGAGATCGCCCGCTTCTTGTCACCATCGCCTCGGACATAGGTCTTGAGCCGGATCAGGCCCACCAAGTCTACGTTGTCGGTGTAATGCGGCAGTGACTTCTTGTGCATCCGCACCGTGTATCTGGCAAACGGATCGAAGTCTGGCAGATCGAGCGTCTCGGTGTCAGCGTGGCCGATAAAGACCACGTTCATCCCGCGTTCGTAAGCTAGTGCGCCAGCCCATTCCCGCACCTGCCGGTGCTTTTCGGCGGCGGTGTTATAGCCAGCGCCGTAACCGCCGCCAGCCTGGTTGATGCTCCTCGCCTTCGGATCGGCTGCAACAATTTCATGCTCGATCATGGTGGCAAGTTGCGTGATGCTATCCAGCACCAGCGTCTTAAATTGATGCTCCTGCGTTGCCAGTGCCTCGATCTGATCAAGGACTTCCTGACTTGATGAGACCAGTGGGAAAAGCATCACCTCATTGTGGCCCGCCAAGCTGGCGGTGCCGTCCTCGGTGCGGATGAACACCGGCTTCGGAAACATTGCAGCCAGCGTGCTCTTGCCCATGCCGCCCTCACCAAACACTGTTGCGATGATGGGCCTTTGCCCTTTCGGGCGCTCCAGTTTCTTAAGATCAATTGCCATTCGTCTCGGCCTCCTTCATTCCGAGTAGTTTCATCGCGTCCCGTATATTCTCAATCGCAAGATCGATCTCACGGTTGCGATTGATGCTGCCTCTTGCTTGCATGATGTGATCGCGTGCGTTTTGCAACGCATCAGCAACAGAGTACAAGTCCAATGCCGGGATCATTCCGCCACCACCTTGACGCCGATCTTCCCCGGCGTTGCAGTGACTGCCTTGGCAGCGATGGACCAAAGATCAGGCCGCTCCTTCATGAGCCACCTGCATCCGGCATCGTCTACCTCAACCTTCATCTTGAGCGGCCACGCCTCCATCGGAATGAAGCCCTTGATGGTCTCCCAGACGCCCATGTCCACCTTGCGATAGATCGGCTGGGTGAGCGTCACCTTGTACGGCTCGACCTTGTGCGTAATCGAGCCTTCGTCCTTTGCGTCCAGTGCCTGGGAGATTTCGTCTTCGATCTTGATGCGGGCCGCTTTGGCTTCATCCTCGCGGCGTTTGGCTTCAAGCCAGGCCCCGCAAAGGCCCATTACGTTGCTGCTCATGTCAGCCTCCTTTTCTCTCAACGGAATGGCTTATTGCATATTTCTGAAATGCGTGCAATAGAAAAAATTGCAATCACCAAGCAGGAGAATGACCATGCTATCCATTGAAGACATCCGCGCCCGACTTGCCGGGGCCGACATTCCCGAGATCGTCAAGGCCACCGGCCTTTCCTACAACACCGTGAAAGCGATTCGGGATGGCGCTCCCGGCGCTCGATATGAGACGATCAAGCTGCTCACGGAGTTTTTTGAAGGCCGTGCAGCGTGACCGCCTACTATAACGAATATGAGCCTTATGCAGTCGAATGGCTGCGAAACCTCATCAAGCAAGGATTGATTGCAGATGGAGAAGTTGACGGACGTTCAATTGTCGATGTTCGAGCCGACGATCTTGGCAAATTCACGCAGTGCCACTTCTTCGCCGGTATCGGCGTCTGGTCCTACGCCCTCCGTCTCGCAGGATGGCCCGACGACCGGCCCGTCTGGACTGGCTCCTGCCCTTGTCAGCCCTTCAGCGCCGCCGGAAAGGGGGCAGGATTTGCCGATGAGCGCCACCTCTGGCCCGAGTTCCACCGGCTCATCAGCGAGTGCCGTCCTCCAGTCGTCTTTGGAGAGCAGGTTGCGAGTAAGGATGGCCTCGGCTGGCTCGACACTGTACAGTCTGACATGGAAGCATCGGGCTACGCCCTTGGGGCGGCTGATCTGTGCGCTGCGGGCGTCGGCGCTCCGCACATCCGCCAGCGCCTCTGGTTTGTTGGAGAAAGGCTGGACGACACCGCAGGCGCACGACACGACGGGGCGCTCGTTGGGGCAGAAGGAGAAGCACGGGACGAAGCACGGCTGCGCCTGTCTGGTGAGGGACGCGGATCTGGCGGGCTGGGTCACCACCACCACCAGGGACTGGAAGGACAGTGGCGCGGACATCAGGCCGAGGGAGGACGGCTCGGAGCGGTTCGACCAATTGCCGAGACAGGCGAACTTGGCGGGCTGGAACACGCCAGCAGCCTCGGACGGGAACGGGGGCAAGCGCCCACACCCGGACACGACGATGACGGGTCAGCACCCGGAGGGCAGGAAGGTGAACATGGGGCTGGCCTCGCAAGTCCACATCGGCTTCATCAAGACGGAGCCCGCCCGACTAACGGCCACTGGGGAGATGCTGACTGGCTCCACTGCCGGGATGGAAAGTGGCGGCCAGTTGAACCCGGCACATTCCCGCTGGCTCATGGGGCTCCCGCCCGCGTGGGACGCCTGCGCGCCTACGGCAATGCCATCGTCCCGCAAGCAGCGGCAGAAGTGATAGGAGCCTACCTTGACGCTCGCCCTTAGACCCTACCAGAACGACGCTGTGACGTTCCTCTACGAGCGTGACCGCGCCATGATCCTGGCCCCGGTGGGCGCGGGCAAGACCGCCATCACGCTCACCGCCATGCAAGAGTTCATGGTCAACGGCGTGGTCAATCGGTGGCTGGTCGTCGCCCCCAAGCGGGTCTGCACCGACGTGTGGCCGGTCGAAGCCCCCAAGTGGGCGCCGGACCTGACCATCGCCGTGGCGGTCGGCAACGCCGCCAAACGCCGCGCCGCCTTCGCCTCAGACGCCGCGGTGGTCGTGGTCAACTACGACGTTCTCGACGTCGTGGGCGAGGACTTCGCGCGGTTTGACGGCATCGTGTTCGACGAACTGACCCGGCTCAAGAACCCGTCCGGCAAGCGGTTCAAGGCACTGCACAAGCACCTAGGGCGCTTCAACGTGCGGATCGGCCTCACCGGATCGTTCACGTCAAACGGGCTGGAGGACGTGTTCGGGCAGTGCTTCGTGATCGACCAGACGCTGCTGGGCCGCGCCAAGGGCGCGTTCCTTCAGCAGTACTTCGTCTGCATCAACCGCGACTTTGGTGACTGGACGCCGCGCCGCGGTGCGCTGGAGCAGATCATGACCCGCATCCGCCCGGCGACGTTCGTGCTGGAGCCCGGCGTCTACAAGGACAAGCTGCCGCCGTGCCATGTCGTCGAGATGCGCTGCGACATGCCCGACCGCGAGCCATACGAGAAGATGAAGCGCGACTTCATGGTTGAGATGCAGGGCAAGGACATCACCGCCATGTCGGCGGCTGCGGTCACGACCAAGCTTCAGCAGATGGCCAGCGGTTGGGTCTACCATACGGTGGACTGGAACGGGCCGTACCGTCTGCCGGTCTGGTTCTCGACGCACCGCTTCGACCTGCTGGACGAGGTGCTGGAGGGCAACCAGCGGGCCAACACGCTGATCGTCTACAACTTCGTCGAGGAGTTGGCGGAACTGAAGCGCCGCTATCCTGGGCGGCTGTGGACGCTGGACGACGGCGCCGACGTGATCGAGCGCTGGAACGCGGGCAAGATCCCGCTGCTGGCGGTCCACCCCAAGTCGGCGGGCCACGGCCTCAACCTGCAACACGGCGGCCATCACCTGGTGTTCCTGTCGCTGCCGTGGTCGCTGGAACTCTACGAGCAGGTCGTCGGCCGTCTGCACCGCAGCGGGCAGGAGCGCGACGTGTGGGTCTACGTCCTGCTGACGAACAAGACCATCGACGAGCGCATCTGGGCGGCCCTTGCCGACAAGCGCGCCATATCGGACATCGCACTGGAGGAGTTGAAGGGATGAGTTGGAATTGGCACGATTTGAACGTGGTTCTGGCGATGCGTGACGAGCACCAGGTCAAAGCCATGCTGGACGAGGAGGTCGAGGTCCACAAGCGCCCGACCTACGCGGTGCGCATCCACCAGCGCTACACGACGCTGCGCGCGGTGCGCGAACGCAAGGAAATTCTCGCCGCACTCTCAG